ATGTCAGCTAATGTATTACCTTGTGCATCTTTTATTTTTATGTGAAGTTTGTAACTATCTTGTGCACCATTTGATCCACCACAAGGAGTTGCTGAACCTGCCCATTCACAGTTTTGCATACTAATTGAACTGTTTAATTGTATGCCACCATTTAATTTTCTTTGTGTTGTAGTATATGTTGTACCTGCTTCAACACCATCTATATCAAGCAGTGTGCCACTTGCACCCACTTTCATTTGATAGCTTGCCTCTAACTCACCACTAAACGCTGTACCACAGGCATTATTAACTTGTGTTGAACAAGTTATATCGAAACCATTGTGTGTAGAGTTATTTTCTAATGCACCTGTAGAGCCAGATTGAACACCATCTAAATTAAAATTATCTTTGTTAGAAGATGTTGTGCCTGCGTTAGGTAATATATTTGTAGATGTTGCAGTATCATTATCTGCTTTACCTACTGTGCACTGTATTACAAAATACAGAACAAAAAATGCTATTACTACTGGTTTAATCTTCATCATGATCGATAGGTTTTAACTTCTCAATCTTAATTTTTTCTAATTTTGCTTCTACTTTTTCTCTCTTTTTCATACGTTTAACATATGTTTTATAGTCTGGTCTTTCGTGATCATATTTATTCCATAAGGTTAATGCATCTTTACCTATCTTACCATCAATAGGACAAGGTGTACCTGCTTGTATCATAGATTCAAACACTCTCTCATCTTGACATAAAATGGCTACAGCTGCAACCTTCATACCAAAGTCATTCAGTATTCTGGATAACTTTAATCTTTCACAATTTTTATCAATAAAATGTTTACCACCTGTTATACCTAAACCAAATGTTTGAACACCTGCTGATGCGCCTGTACTACATACATCTTGTGTCATAGAGTTATATGATGGTGCTGATGCCGTTGGAGGTGCTGATCGTATATTAGAATTACTTGTGCTATTTGTAGTTGTGGCAGAAGAAGATCCAGACTGGTAAGTAGTTGCACCACCTGTGTATCCACCTTCAATACTTGTATTAGAACCACTAACATTACTTTGTGTTTCTGCGCTTTGTGTTTGGTTAGTTACACCTATAAATATTATTACTAATGCTAAAAGCAAACTTATTTTGTTCATTAACACTCACATTTCTCACAGACACAAACGCCATATTCATCCGTATGAAGATCTTCTGAACAATGGCATTTGTGATTACATTCTTTACAGGTCTTAGCCATTATTTATAAAATCCTCTAAAAGTCCATTCAACCCATTTGTTCCATAAACTTTTAATTTTATTCCAAATTTTTTTAATCATGTTTTTTCTCCTCAATTTCATAGAAGAAGTTATCGGTATCTTCTGTTTTCCATTTGCTTGTATTTTCAACGTTCCACTCAGATGTTTGGACTTTCCAATCTGGAATATTATCTTTTACTGTAAACGAAGGTATATCCCATATACATCTGTTGTTAGGTTGTGCTGCATAGTTCCCATCGTCAAGGGCTATGATATGTGCGCACTTATGTTCGTGCGGAATTTCCGAATGATCGGTATCTAATATATTACTCTCTGGATGTGCAAAGTCAATGGTAAATAAGTATTTACCATGGTGCCATTTTTTATCTTTACCAATGTATTTACCAGCTTGTCCGTCTAAGATATCCCAAGAATGCACAGAAGGATAATAACTGAAACAATTCCAAAGCTGTAACTCATCAAGTCTACGCCTAGGAACTTCTTCTGGCTTAAACCCTCTTTGAATAAAAGCAGTAATTGGTAAACGGTAGAAGATCGCACCATTTTCCATGATGCAATGAAATAAGATTGACTTGCCTGTAATAGACGACATGCCAAAGATAATACAGTCTTCAACTTCGCCATGATGTTTTCTAAGGTCATAAAGATATTCCCTTTTTATTTGTGTGTATTGTACTGGAATGTTTGCGTTTAGATAAGCCATAATTAATCATTTATTGTTCCCCAATTTTTTCCTGATTCGTAATCTACTTTGTTTGGGATTTCTAACTTAACAGCATTTTCCATAATCTCAACAATTTTTTTAGCTTGTTTTGGAGATTCTACAGAAATATCTAGTTCATCATGAACTTGTATGTGCGCTACAATGCCTTCTTTGTATAGATCTAACATAGATTTTTTTGTCATGTCTGCCGCTGATCCTTGTATTAATTTATTTAATGCTTTGTAAGTATACGCCCTCTTGATGCCTGGTCCGTGTTCCTGGACAGCTTGTTCAAAAGGTAATGCTTTATGCATACCAAAAGTGTTTGGTTCCCATAAATGAAACCTGCATAGTCTACCAAGTAAAGTTCTTATCTGTCCTCTTTGCTGTGCTCTGTTTGATACAGATTTTGTTAACGATTTAACAAACGGAACCCTGCTGTGATAAATAGAAAATAATTCTTCTGCTTTATCTTTACTAACACCTAACTCTGCTTGTAATTTTGCCTTGCCCATACCATAGAACAATCCTAAATTAATTGTCTTTGCAGCACTTCTTGGTATGTCTGCCATCTTTGCAACGATAGTATGAAAATCTGCATCTCCATCATCGTAAGCTTCTTTAACATCAAACACACTTGTATCTTGATCTAGGGATGCATAGTGAACTACAAGTCTTGGTTCTTGTTGACTGTAGTCAAAACATCCCCACTCGCAACCTGATTCTGGTATGAAAAGGGATCGAATCATTGGACCTAAGTCCTTATTACGAGCAGGAATTTGTTGTAAGTTAGGATTAGAATATGAGAATCTACCAGTGACTGTGCCACCTTGGTCAGATCTTATTTGATTAATATCAGCATGTATTCTACCTTTATGTTCATATTTTATAATTGTGTCTATAAATGTTGTGTGTGCCTTGTTTATTTCTCTAGCTTTTGCTATCTTCTTAACTAAAGGATGTTCATGATTAGACAAAAAGTTTTTAGTAAATGATGGTGCCTGTGTTTTCTCAGTTCTTTCATAAGGTAGTTTTAGTTTGTCAAAAATTTTGGCAATGCTGCGTGCTGCCCATATTTGACACTCTTGTCCTGTCTCTTTTGTTACTTCTTGTAATAATTGTTTTTCTTTTTCACTTAATTTTTGTTTTAATTTATGAGCGGATTCGGTATCGACACGTACCCCTTTAAATCTCATATCAACTAAACATGGAAACAAATCTGTTTCTAAATTAAATATAGACCCTAGATCCTGGCTACTTATTTCTTTTTGCATTACTTTCCACAAAGCTAATGTAAGTTCTGCATCTCTTTGTGCATAATTTCCTACATATAATGCAGGGAGTTTCCACATGTCTGCTTTAGGATCTAAACCCCATTCTTTTGCTGCGTTGTTTAGTTCTGCTTCACTTTTACCCTGGCCAACGTAATCCCAACCTAAACTATTTAAATCAAATCTATATCTATTTTCATTTACTAATGATGCTGCAATCATTGTGTCATATAATTTACCATTAAGTTTAAAACCCATGGCTCTTATCCAACACACATCATACATTGCATTGTGAAATACTTTGTTAGCTGTTGATTCACAAACATCTTTAAACCATTTCATAACTAAATCTTTATCTAAATTACCACCACCTTCATGATCAAAAGGAAAGTATCCTGCATAACCATCTGTAGCTACAGCTATACCTACAACTTTACCTCTACCTACAATAGATCCTGTACCTAATTTTTTTAATTCTGGATCGTGTGTTTCTAAGTCAATAGCAATTTCATTAGCATGACGTAAATCTGGAAATTCAGTAGGTTTTACCCATTCTGTTTGTGCTTTAAATATCATTTATAATCTCTCTCTTTTATCATTTCTAAATAATGTATTGCCTTGTCTATGTCTTGTTCTTTCCCTTTCGCTGCATGTCTGCATATATATTTTATAGCTGATCCCTCTGCAAAAGGCAACCTGTTCTTGTTTATAAACTCACTTGGCTGCATGGCCATCGATTTGTAGTGAGATCCTCCAATTTGTTTTTTGTATGCCGTCATATTTTATACTCCTTCTTTTTATTTTTACATTTTACTAAATACAAATTTTCTATTGTTCTTGTAACACCCACATACCAAACTCTTTGTTCTTCATCATATTTTTCTTTTGATTTTTTAGATCCTTTCAAAGTGTTTTCTGTTTGATTTAAATATAGAACTACATTTGTTGCCTCTCCACCTTTTGCTCCATGTATTGTAGATATTTTTATTCTAGGTTGTTTTGACAAATCTTCTCCGTTAGTCAACATAGATTTTATATAATCAACTTGATGAAATGGAACTTTGACAAAAGCTTCATACCAAGGTTTATCAAACTCTGGTTTTTTACTATCTAATCTTTCTCTGACTCTTTGTTCTAATACTTCTATTAACTTCTCACCTTCTTGTATTTTTTTAAAATTATTTATGTCCTCGTATAAACTTTTCCCTATGCTATTGCCTTGGCTACTTTCAAAAAAGTAACCTTTTCTTTTTAAAAAAGCAGATATAGGTTTTAATAGTGATTTAGTCCTTGTTAATATTAGCCATTGTCCTTTAGTCATTTCTATGTCAGCCAGCTTAAATCGTTGAAATATATTACCAATTTGAGGTTTAGGTAAGTATTGTTTATCTAATCTTGTGTTAACTCTCTCTATAATATCCAATGCTTTTTGTTGTATTGATCTTGGGACTCTTTTTGATTCTGTTAATGGTATTTGTTTTGCCTTCCAATTAATAAATGAATTAACATCAGCTCCTGCCCAACCAAATATTGCTTGGTCATCGTCTCCTGCAATCCATACATCATTACAGTAATTTTCTTCTAATTTTTTTATCATAGACCATTGTATTAAGGATAAATCCTGTGCTTCATCTACAAATATAACTTCAAATTGCGGTGCTGTTCCTTTTGATCCTAACCATTTATCCAACATATCTGTGTAATCAATTAAACCATAAATAGTTTTGTAGTTGTTTATTTCTTTGTCTATTGCCTCTAACTTATCTCTTTGAATTTTACCAAGATGTTCGTTCAAATTATATTGATCTAATACACTAATTTGTTTCACTCTTGCTAAACTTATTAAACCTAAATACTCACTGTCTGATGTAAATATTCCATTCCATTCATTCTTTTCGTAGGCTGCATATTTTATTTGCACACCGCATGTCTCACCTATTTTTTTATAATTACCTTCTTGCATAACATTTTCTTCTTTTAAACCTAATCTAGTAAATGCTAATGAGTGTAATGTTTGAAAATATCTTATGTCTTTTTTAGTTAGGGTAGGGTTTCGTTCTAAAAATCTATCTCTTGCTTCGTTTGCAGCTTTACGTGTAAAAGAAAAATAACCTATCTTATCTAATGGTATGCCTTTGTTAACATAGTTTGCTACTTCATTTAAAAGTGTATACGTCTTGCCGGTTCCTGGCGGTCCTATAACTTTATATCTCATTAGTAATTAGACTTCTCTCTATCTGTTAATTTGTGTTCTATTCTTTTGTAATGCAGCTGTGATACCCTACATACTTTTAATGTTTTGCCATCTATATTTAGTGAATGCCCAAATTCTACAGAACATTTTTCTTTTAGTTTCTGTGCAATTCTTTCTTCTGGAATCTTCCAATTAGTTCCTAGATGCTCGATAAAAGACTCAAACCTAAAGAAATGATATGCTTCTTCTGTAAGACATGCACCACTATTAATTTGACTTCTTTTCATAGCTTGCGGTCCATTAACACAATATTGATATAGCTCTTCTTTTAATCTATCAGCTATCTGTGTTCCTGCAGGTGGTGTAATTTCTTGGCAATTGTTTCTTAGTAAAGTTAATTTAGATCTCCAATCTTTTGGTTTTAATGGCTCAAAATATATTCCTGTCTGTTCCCACACAAAATTTAAAACATCTTTTTGATTAGTCATAAGTTTAGTATTAGGCACTGTAACCTCAACATTGTCATCATTAGGCATTACGATATTAAATCTGTATTCTGGATCTGAGTATTTTATAATTGCAAAATCTTTTATGTCTGGAAATGTAGTGATACCATCTGATTTTATACCAAATGGTTTAGAATAACATAACGTACGCATACATTTAGATTGTATAGGTTCTTCATAACAAGTATGACCTGCTGTGTCTTTTTTCCATGCAGCTATTTTACTGTCTAGTTTTGATTTATCCCAAGGGTCCTCTAAATAATTATAATTTGCTTTTGCTACTTGATCTGGCCATTTGTCTTTGTATTTCTTTTTTGCAAAAACCATGTAGTTATACATAAAACGATCTCTACCATCGCTTAATTTTTTTTTAGAACACAAAGCCAGACAAGGTGGTCCATCTTCAAACTCTTCATTAGTTCCTAGTAGGATATCTTTGTATGTACTAGCAACTAGTTCACTTAATTTTGTTTTATCTATTTTTGATTCATTAGCTAATTGTATAAACTGCTCTAATGATAGTTTAGAATTATTCTTATCTACAGCATATCTAGTAGAATTACCATTATTATAATATGGTAGATTAATAAAATTACCTGGTTTAATATCTCCTTTATCATCTTCCTTTAATTCTTTCTGTTTTGGAAAAACTTCTGTAGTAGAAGATAAACCTAGAGGAAGTAAAAAAGATTTAAATGCCTCTATTAAATCTATTGTAGGTATGGGTTCTTTTAAGAATAAATAACAATGCAAACCTCCACTCTTAGAAAGGATAGGTATTAAAGGTAGCTTATACTGTTCAAATAATGCTAAATATTCTTCTACTTTAAATTCACCATAGTCTGGTGGATCTATATCTATGCAACCAAATTGCACTGTTTTATTTAATCTACAGGGTTGTATACCAATAGAAATTTTACCTTCTAAATGATTCTTATAATCAATAGAAGATACAGGTCTTCCTGCCCATTCATAATTAGGTTTTATTTTATTTTTGCTAGTATCTAAAGAAGTCTTGGACATGTCGGCAATACCAAAATCACCTTCATAACCAGTAAATAACTTAATAAATTCATTAACCATATTGATCCCTTATTACGGGCGGCTTCAG